TCTGCAAGCACCGGAGGAACTGGTGGCGGTGGCGGTGGTGCAGGAAGAGACACTGGTGGTGGTAACAGGTCAAAACCCGGCGGAACTGGTGGCGTAGCTAATGGTAGTGCTGGAAGTGGCACCGTTGGTGGCAATGGTGGTACAAATACTGGTGGTGGAGGAGGAGGTGGTGCTTCCGATCCAAGTCCAGCAGGAGGTAATGGTGGCTCTGGTATGGTTGTTATTAAATATCAATTTCAAGGATAAACTATGGCACATTTTGCAAAAATAGTAGATGGAATCGTAACAGAAGTCATTGTTGCAGAACAAGATTTTATAGATACATTACCAGAAAACGAAACTTGGATTCAAACATCATATAATACTTTACGAGGTGTTCATACTGATGGTGGTACTGCATTAAGAGGAAACTTTGCGGGAATAGGTATGGTCTATGATAGTGTAAAAGACAAATTCTATCACTCACAACCTTATTTAAGTTGGACTCTAAATGAAACAACATGGGTTTGGGAAGCTCCTTTGTCTGACCCATCAAGTACATATGTTTTTTATGAATGGAACGAAGAAGCATATCAAGCAGATAATTCTACTGGTTGGGAACTAATAGAGGATTAACCTTGCACCAACACCCTATAAAAATTGGTGAAGATTTTATACAATCTTGGCACATACCAGAGGGTATTTGTGATGCCATATTAGAATATTATCAAAAAAATACAGATAAGCAAGTCAAAGGACATGCATTAACATCAGATGGTGAGCATGCACATATGAAAGATGTTAAAGATTCAATAGATGTGCCAATACATGCAAATTATTTTGAACAACCTTTTCAAGATTATCGTATAGAATTACAAAAATGTTTAGATGAGTATGTCAAAATATATCCCCATATAAAAAATCTTATCAAATTTAATATAATTGAGCCATATAACATACAACATTATCCAAAGGGTGGTGGTTTTAAAATAGAACATTTTGAAAGAGATGGAAGTTTTACTAAAACTATAAAAAGATGTTTAGTATTTATGACATATTTAAATGATTTAGATGATGGTGGTACTAAATTTATTTACCAAAATAGAATAATAAAGGCACAAAAAGGCAAGACTGTTATTTTTCCAGTTGATTGGACACATACTCATGTTAGTCAAATATCAAATACAAGAGAGAAAACTATAGTTACTGGTTGGTATAGTTATTTATGGGATTAATAAAATGTTAGATGGTTCTTTAAATGCAATATACCCCTACTGGGTTTTTAAAAATGAATTAAATTCAGAGTGTTGTGAAAAAATAATTAATTATGGAAAAAAGAAATGGGAAGTAGCTAAGGTAGGTAGCATTGGACTAGACCCCGAAAAATCTAAAATTAATAAAGATATAAGAATTACAAAAGTAGCTTGGTGCAATGAACAATGGCTTTTTGATATTGTCTGGCATTACATTAATGTAGCTAATAAAAATTCTAATTGGAACTTTCAAATAGATGCATGTGAAGCTATGCAAATAACAAAATACGAAACAAAAGGTCATTACGATTTTCATCAAGATGGTAATGGTTTTACTAGATTTGAAGCACCAGAAAACAAATTTATTAATGGTAAAACAAGAAAATTATCAATGACGATTGTACTTAATGAAAATTACGAGGGTGGTGAGTTTCAGTTTTTTGATGATAAAATAGAAATAAAAGAAAAAAAGGGAACTATTATAGTTTTTCCTTCATATTCAGTTCACAGAGTTAAGCCAGTTACAAAAGGTACAAGATATTCTTTAGTTGTGTGGTTTTGTGGAGAGCCTTTTGCATGATAGAAAGATTTTTTCCAACATTAATAGGTTATTACGACAATCCACATCACCATGTATTGGAGAAAGACTTAATCAATAGATGTTTTGAGTTAGAAAGAACTGCAAAAAAAGGTGGAGAGGGTTGGGTATCAGACACAACTTATAATACTCAAGGCACATTAGAAATTTTTGATGATAAGAGTTTTAAAAAAATTAATGACTTTGTTTTACAAAAAGTGGCTGAATACAGTAATGAAATAGGATTACAAGATGATTGTGTGAATAAAATACCTCGTGATTCGTGGTTTAATATTTACAGAAAAGGTGATTTTCAAGAATACCATGCTCATGGTGACTCTATATTAAGTGCTATCTATTTTGTTAAAGCTAATGATAAATCTGCAAAACTTTATTTTAAAAGTCCTTTTCAAGACCAACTTTCTCCAGAGTATAAAGGGCGTAGTGCAGATACTTGGGAAAGAATTTTTTATGACCCAAAACCGGGAAGGTTAATAATCTTTAGAAGTTATGTGGAGCATTGCGTAGAAATGCAAAAAGATGTAAAGTCAAGGATAAGTTTAGCATATAACTTTAAGAAAAATTAAAAGTGATTAAATGCCATTAACAAGTTTAAAATTTAGACCAGGGATAAACAGAGAGATAACTTCGTACTCTAACGAGGGTGGTTTTTTTGATTGTGAAAAAGTAAGATTTTATAGTCCTTTTCCAGAAAAAATAGGTGGTTGGGTCAAACAATCTGACAACACTTATTTAGGCACAGCAAGAGCATTACATAATTGGATTGCAATAGATGGATCTAATTATATGGGTGTTGGAACACATTTGAAATACTATATAGAAGAAGGTGGTTCTTTTTCAGATATAACACCAATTCGTAAAACATCTACAAACTCTGTTACTTTTGCAGGTGCAAATGGTTCTTCTAGTGTGACTGTTACTGATAGTTCTCATGGTGCTGTTGTAAATGACTTTGTTACTTTTGCAGGTGCTGTTAGTTTAGGTGGTTTAATAACAGCAGAAGTTTTAAATCAAGAATATCAAATAGCCTCAATAACTGATGCTAATAATTTTGTTATTGTAGCAAAAGATACTAGTGGTAATACTGTGACAGCTAATGGTTCTGACACTGGAAATGGTGGATCTGGTGGAGATGCTTCTTATCAAATTAATGTTGGGTTGGACACAGCAGTAGGTGGAAATGGTTGGGGAGCAGGTGGATTCAGTGGAGTAAACGCAGATTTGTCAACTTTTGGTTGGGGAGATGCTGCTGCCTCTGGAACAACATCAACTGTTCGTGTTTGGTCGCATGATAATTTTGGTGAAGACTTGCTTATTAATCCAAGAGATGGCGGTATATTTTATTGGGATAAAACCAATGGCACTAATTCACGAGCCGTGGCTCTCTCTTCTTTAGCTGGGGCTTCTGATACTCCAACAATCGCTAAACAAGTAATGGTGTCTGACATTGACAGACATTTTATTGCATTTGGTGCTAATACTCTGGGAACCACGGTCCAAGATCCATTGTTAATACGTTTTGGTTCTCAAGAATCTTTAACTGATTTTACGCCTACCGCAACAAACACTGCTGGAGATTTAAGATTAAGTAGTGGATCTAAGTTTGTCCAAGCAGTAGAGACTAAACAACAAATACTAATTTTTACAGACAGAAGTTTGTTTTCTATGAGATTTATAGGTCCTCCATTTACTTTTGGACTACAAGAGCTTTCAAAGAATATCACTATAGCTAGTTCAAAAGCAGCAGTAGCCGTTGATGAAAGTGTTTTGTGGATGGGCAATGAAAATTTTTATGCTTATTCTGGTGGAGTAGCTCAACAAATACCATGTACTGTTCGTGATAAAATCTTTTTAGATTTTAATCAAACTCAAAAAGACAAAGTAGTTTCTGGTGTAAATTCTCAGTGGAGTGAGATCTGGTGGTTTTATCCATCTGCTGATAGTGAGGAAAATGACAAATATGTTATTTTTAATTATGCTAATAAATCATGGTACTATGGAACATTATCAAGAACAGCTTGGCATGATCGAGGAGTGAGACAATACCCTCTCGCAGCTAGTTCTCAATATTTATATGAACACGAGAATGGTAACGATGATGACGGTTCTGCTATGACTGCATCAGTTGAGTCAAGTCAGCTAGATATAGGAGACGGCTATCAGTTTAGTTTTATTAGACAATTAATACCCGATATAACTTTTGAAGGATCTACATCAAGCACTGGAAATCCAAATGCTACATTTACATTGCAGGCAAGAAATGGACCTGGAAGTACATATGACACAAATTCTTCTGGGCAATCGACTAGAACAGCAACAACTCCTGTAGAACAATTTACAGATGTTGTTGATGTGAGACTTAGAGGAAGATCATTTAGTTTAAAATTAGAATCTACTGATCAAGGAGTGGCTTGGAAACTTGGTACTCCTCGTGTCGATATGAAACCAGATGGAAGAAGATAATGTTAATTAATGCGATACCTCAGTATATTCAAAATATAACAAATGCAAAAGCAGATTTAACGGGAACTGGTGTGGTTACTTTGTATACAGCACCTAGTGGAGCAGAGTTTAATTCATCTGTTATTAACTCAATTTTAGTTTCAGAAGATTCTGGTAATGCAGACACAGTAACAGTAACACTTACAAATGGTAGCGATGTTTTCAGTTTATTTAAAGTTGCAGCAGTAGGTGCAAACGCTACAGTCGAATTATTAACACATAGTCTTGTTTTACAAGGTGGAGAAATATTAAAAGTTCAAGCAGCGACAGGAAATAGATTACATGTTGTAGCAAGCATACAAGAATATGCACAAAACAGAAGTACAACAGCGTTATAGGATTGAAAAATAAACGATTAATTGGTAGTATAGACTATGGGTATTTTTAAGAACATCACTAAGACACTAAAGAAAGCTGCACCGATTATCGGAGCGGGTATTGGTATGTACTTTGGTGGTCCAATGGGGGCTTCAATTGGATCGGGTATTGGTTCTCTTGCAGCTGGTCAAGACACAGAACAAGCTTTATTAAATGCAGCACTTGCAGGTGGTACTGCGTATATGAGTGGATATGGTAAAGGTTTTGAAAAATTACCTGCATCCACTGGAAGCATGAGTAATATATCGGGTCCAGAAATGATGATGAATCAAACAACCACAACTCCCGTTTCAGCAATACAAGAAGCTGGTGGTAGTGGAGTTTTAAATCAAATAGGTAATTTTGTAAAAGACAACAAAGCATTAACTGCTGGTATAGCAGGTTTAGGTTTAGCAGGTTTAGCAGGTGGCGAAGAAGAACAAAAAACTGGTCAAAAAATGCGTGATTACCCAGTAGGTAAAACTAGACTAGGGTATGGACGAATTGGCGATAAGATGTATAATTTAGATGATGAAGATGAGCGTAGACAATATTTTGAAGATAATAGAAACAGACGAAACGATGAGGATGATGTAGGCATTCTTGCGGCGGCAGGAGGCGAAGTTGAAGGACCTGGAACAGGAACATCCGATTCTGTTCCTGCTAGATTATCAGATGGTGAGTTTGTTTTAACTGCAAAAGCAGTTCGTGGTGCAGGCGGTGGGGATAGAAATGTCGGTGCTGCAAGAATGTATGACATGATGTCACAATTAGAAGGAGCCGCATAATGGCAGATCCACAAGAAGTTAAACAAGAACAAGTTGTAAGGTTAGCTCCTTTTCAAGAAGATTACTTAGCTGATATATTTGCTAGTGCAAAAGCATTAACGGGTGAAGGTTCACAAATGCCTTATGCTGATCAGCAAGTAGCTGGTCTTTCCGATGCTCAACAACAAGCTATAACAAGTGCAATGCAAGGTGTCGGTTCTTTTCAACCTTATCTCCAACAAGGATCTCAAGCTCTTGGAACGGGGATCGAGGCTCTTGGTACTGGAATTGGAACTATAGGAACTGCGATAGATCGAGCTGGACAAGCCGACTATACACCTACTTCTTATCAAGACTTTATGGATCCTTTTACAGAATCCGTTATTGCAGCACAACAAGCAGATATAGCAAGACAAGGACAAATGCAACAAAACCAACTAGGTGGAACTGCCGTAGGTGCAGGTGCTTTTGGTGGATCAAGACAAGGTATTGCACAAGCAGAAATAGCAAGAAATGTTATGGATCAACAAGCAAGAACTGGGTCACAATTAAGATCTCAAGGTTTTGCTCAAGCACAAAATGCCGCACAACAAGCAGCACAACAGCAATTAAGACAAGCTCAACTTACTGGACAGTTGGGTCAAACAACTGGTGCACTTGGTCAATCAATAGGACAACTAGGAACGGCAACGGCGGGATTAGGACAACTAGGACAACAAATGGGTGTTCAAGATGTAAACTCATTATTAGGTGTTGGTGCACTTGGTCAAGGTCAAACACAGAAAGAACTTGATGTAGCTAGGTCAAACACACTTGCACAACAAGCATTACCTTATCAACAAGTTGGTTTCATGTCTGATATCTTCAGAGGTGTTCCGTCTCTACAACAAACTTATTCTACAACCACGAGCCCCGGTCCAAGCACCACTTCTCAAATGTTAGGTTTAGGTATTGCAGGTTTAGGTGCCGCCGGTTCGGCTGGAGGTCTTGGTAATTTATTTAACATGGGTACAAGGGCAACATAATGAATGATCCTTTACAAAGAAAAATGTTTCGTCAAGCGGGTATGTCTAAACAACCTATGGGTATTCTTGCATCATCGCCAGAGTTGATGGGTGCAGTCAAAGGGTATAAGCTTGGTGGTGTTTATCAAGATAGAATTATGACAGATCCAAAAGTTAATACTTTTTCAACAAAGAATATAACTCCTAGTATTCAAATTCCTTTTTATGGACAATTGAAACCAAGAGGCACATCAAACATAGAAATAGAAGGTGGTCTTGGTGGAATGGAAAACATGGGGATTGCTGAAGATTTTGGAGAAACAACAG